TACTCGAAGCTCTGGGCCTTGCTGGACTGGCAGGCCGCCGAGGTCTACGGCATCGATTGCACGTATTCCGCCCGCCTGCCCGACGAGCGCACCGCGCTCCAACTGATTCAGGCGCTTCGCGGGGTCAGCAACGGCCAGACCCGCAACCGTGGTGACGACTACGAAACCACGGCTTACTGGGGCTCCAAGGAAACCCGTCTTCGCAAGCTCAAGGCCTACCTCAAGGGTCCCGAGTTTCGCCGCCAGCTCGATGAAGCCATCAAGGCCGCTCGTGCCTACGGCGGCGCGAACTTTGTTCCGTCCCAGGCGTTCGCGGCTCACCGGCTGCTGGCGGTTCTCTTCTCCAGAACCCGGCGCTCCAGGAGTGGGCGGAAAACCTTCTTCGTCTCGAAGCCACTGTCATGCATCGCTGGCTTGAGCGNAGAAACATCCCGACGAATTTATGGGCCCTGTGCGACTACCAGGAGCGGCTGGAAGAGCAGGGGAGTTGTTTTATTCAGTGGTGTTGGGAACAAGTAACCAAAGAACTGTTTGCGGCCTTTGAAGGTATCTCCATGCGAGTAATTAACGATGAAAAAGTGCTGGCCGCACTTAAAGCCCGTTGGACGAAGTTCGGAAAGAACGGGAAAGCCAATGAGACAGTTGCTCTCAACCTGTTTCGTACATACCGCAGCATCAAGGATTACGGCTGGCAGGAAACTATGGACTCGATGTCCCGAGCCACTTTCTACCGGCATGTTGACCAGATTTGCGAATGCGGACTCTCAAAGGCCGCTTTGCAGAAGTTGAAGATGGATGACCAGAAGAACAACGTGGTCCCGATCCTGCGCTTCCTTCAAGTCGATTTCAGCGCTCAGCGTCCAGGCTGGTACGTCGAGCCATCGGTAGAAGCTGCATGATCGCCGCAACTATGAATCTCCTGGTCGTCACTATGTGCGGACTGTTGGCAATTTACTTTCTCGGGCGCTGGGCCCGTTCTTAACCGAGGTAATCGTTATGTTGGTACAAATGGGCCTGTGCAAGGGCGTCACTTCGAAAGAAAAGAATAACGGCATTATCGAACATTACCTGGTGCTTACTGCTCCTGGTAAAGACCAGTTTGGTCAGGAAATCGAACATTCGGTCGGCCTCAAAGTTTCCAAGCGTCAACTCGATTCTGGCATCGAGAACGCTTACAAGGCGTACATCGGGAAGCAAGTTGCGGTCCCGGTTTATGCCAAAGCCTGGAAGTCCAAAAACGGTGCCGCTTTCGGCTTGGACCTCTGGCTCTCTGATGACGGCCTGCCTGTACCAGTTCAGCGCGTACAGGCCCGTCCCGCTGCTGTTGCCAGCTGATCAGTAATGCCCCCTCTTGCAGCTAGCCTGCAAGCGGGGGTAGGGGGGTTAAATGGAATTCATCGTGTGTGATGGGAAGTGGTTTAGAACCGAACAGGGCTATTTCGACTGCCAGGGAACGCCATCGACTATGACGCTCGAAGAACTGCGCGATGTGCCTTTCGCGCAACTAACCGGTGAGCAGAAAGCTTCGCTAACCAGCAGCCTGCTTACCTTCTTTGTTCTGATCTTCGTCCTGGTGAAGCTCAGACGACTTGTTTAAAGGAGCAATACCCATGAAATACATGACTCGTATTCGCAATGCCGCCCTGGGCGCAACCGCTCTGTTCGTATCCGCCAGCAGCTTTGCCGCTGCTACTGCCATCGATACCTCTGAGCCTATCGCTCAGATCGGCGAGGGCAGCGCCGCCGCTGTTGCAATCGGCGTCGCCATGCTGGCGTTCGTTGTCCTGGTCGGCGTTCTGCTCAAGACCCGCCGCGCCGGTTCCTAAGTTGTGCCTCGGCGTGCCGGCATCCGCCGTGCACGCCTTTTTTTTGCCCGGAGTTTGGTAATCATGGAGAAAAAAACATGTTTTGGGCAGACCCGAACAACTGGGTTTATTTGGTCGTTATTGGCGGTCTTGCTGCTCTGGCATTCTCCCGCTAGTGCTACAGGCTATGTTTTTAACTTTGTTCGCCCAGCTACCGCGTTTTCTGTCGGGAGTACAATTGCTTTTAATTCCGCTTCCGAAGCCTGTACGACTGGAGCGCAATCATATTCGAGCTTACAGGGCACGCACGTTTACGATTCACACTCTCTTTCCGCAACGGCTGATCCTGCTAAGTTTACTTGCCTAATTAAGGTTCGTCGTTTGTCAGATGGCCACATTACCAACTACACCGCTTCGGTTTTAAGGACTGGTGTTTCTTGCCAGGATCCTTCATCAACATATGATCCGCAAACCGGAACTTGCTCAGAGCCTGAAAAGCCGCCTGTAGACGCTTGTCTGCCTACAACTGGCAATAAGATTACTCATCGTCACAAATTGGGCGAGATACTTCTTGGCACTATCGCAACTACTCCGCCTCCCGCAAGTCTTTGTCATTCTTCCTGCCGTTACTCCGACCCTGAGTTAGACGGTAAGCCATATCGCTTTGTTAACGGCGAGCCAGGCGGCGCGTGGGCGAACTTTTCCTATTTTGGTGACGGTGTGTCGTGTGAGGATGGTGAACAAGAAGCTGACCCGCCAAGCGAGAACAAACCGGTTGCCGATAAAGAAAACAAGTGCACCAATAAGGTTTGTTTGACTGCTGATGCTGACGGCAATTGCCAGCAATATACGTACTCTTGCACCGCCACTGAGAAATACACCGATCCCGGTGCAATGGATTGCGACTTCGGCACTTTTAACGGTGAGGCTGTTTGTGTACCCAATAGCCCGGCGCCGAAGATGACCGAGAAGGAAGTTAAAACCGAGGTCACCGAGAAGACCAATAGTGATGGTTCCAAGGAAACAACTACCACCACCACAACGACTACAACGAATTGCACGGGCGTAGGCTCCTGCTCAACTACAACCACTACTAATGTCACCAACGGAAAAACAAATGCGGACGGAACTCCTGGTGGCGAGACCTCAACTTGTACTGGTCCCGACTGCAAGGCCGGTGACGGTAAATCTCAGAACGACCAAAAGGAGGAGGAGAAATCCGAATCCAAAGTTAGCGGTGATAGCTCTTGCGAAGCCCCGCCAGTTTGTACCGGCGACGCCATCCAATGCTCGATCCTCCGGCAGAACCATCAACAGCGTTGCGCTGATCAGAAGTGGCAGGAGATCGACGAACAGAAGCTTATGGACGGTGTTTCCGGGGAAATGGCTGGCTTGGAATATCAGCCGTTTGGCGAGCAGGAGAGGGGAGCGTTCGACTTCACCGGCATGATCGACACCAGCTCGACCATTGGCGGCTCCTGCCCTGCAATTCCACCGATCACCTTCACCATCCGGGGCGTCACCAGGAGCGTCGATTTCGGCATCGCTATGGCTGAAATCTGCAAGTACGCCTCGTGGTTTTCGTTCCTCCTGGTCGCGTTCTCGATGCGCCGCGCGGCTGAAATCGTTGCAGGGGGTATGGCCTGATGCACCTCGTAATCCAACTGTTCTTCCGGCTTCTCGGCTTCGCTGTTGTCCCGCTGGGCTGGAAGCTCCTCAAGGGGCTTGGTTTCATCGGCGTCACCTATACCGGCGTCCATCTGATGATGTCCCAGGCCCGCGACTACGTGTTTAACCACCTGATGTCGCTTCCTGGTGAATGGGTCCAGCTGATCGGCCTGCTCAAGCTCGATGTGTGCATCAACATCTTGTTTTCGGCCTACATCGCGCGCGCTGTGCTTTGGGGCATGGATAAGGCCACCGGCAGCAAGTCGGCCATTCGCTGGGGAGGGAAGCTCTAATGCTCTATTTGCGCACTGGTCTGCCTGGATCGGGTAAGACACTCAACACCATTCGGGAAATCGAGCTCGAGCACGGCCCCGACCCGAAGAACCCCAACAAGCCACTCCGGACGGTCTATTACTACGGCATCCCGGACCTGGACGTTGCCAAGCTCAAATGCAAGTGGGTCGAGTTCGACACGCCTGATGAGTGGTACAACCTGCCTGATGGCTCGATCATCGTGATCGACGAAGCTCAGCGTGTATTCGGTGCCCAGGATGGCCGCAAGGCTCGTCCTGAGAAGGTCGCTCGGTTCGAGACTCACCGTCACCAGGGTTTCGACATCTACCTGATCACGCAGCACCCGTCGCTGATCATGAGCCACGTCCGCAAGCTCGTCGGCAAGCACATCAACATGTACCGGCCGTATGGCGGCAAACGCTTGCTTCGGCACGAATATGAGTTCTGCATTGACAACCCCGAGAAGCGCAGCAATTTCAAGCTTGCCCAGGAACGGCGGATAAAGCTCGATCCTGCGTACTACGGCGTCTACACGTCCGCCACGGTGCACACTCACACGTTCAAGCTGCCCAATTACGTCTGGTATATCCCGGCTTGTATCGCTGTGATAGCGGCCTGCATCGGCTGGGTCTGGTACACCTATTCGACGCCTGCTGTTGCTGCCGAGGCCGCTCCGCTTGAGCAATCGCAGCCTGCCCAGTCCTCGCAGTCGAGCCTATCGCTCAACCCCATGGATACCGTTTCGAAGTCATTCAACATCGGTCAGCAGCCCATGACCCAGGAGCAGTACCTGGACACCCTCAAGCCCAGGCTTGAAGACGTCCCCATGTCGGCGCCTCGATACGACAAGCTCACTGAGCCGAAATCGTTTCCCCGGCTCGTTTGTGCTGCTAGCGAAGACCCGCGCCGGATCGATCGCGCCCGTACTCGCGGTTTCCCGATCGGCACGCGTGACGGTCGGGAGTACACCTGCCAGTGCTACAGCCAGCAAATTACCCGCGCCAATACCAGCGCCGAATTCTGCCTCCAGGTCGTCGAAAACGGTTACTTCGATGACACGCGACCGGACATCCAACAATTCGCGGGAGCCGGTTCCATGTTCGGCAACAGCAGCAATCCGGCTGCTGCAACCGGGCGAGTGCCCGCAGCCCGGATGCCGCAGACGGTTTCTTCGTCAACAGTGATTCCCACCAGCGGGCGACACGCGTATATCGACCATTCCGCCGCGCAGCCGCCAGCAGAGTACGTCCCGCGGCTGACTGTGGTTGCTGACTCCGAATATCCGTCGAGGCCTTGGAGGTGATGATGTTTACGCAGCTTCTACGGCACACGCGCTGCGACCATTGTGGCGTTCGCTATTGGAACCCCGTGCAGTGGCCAGCAAAGGCCTGTCCGTTGTGCCTCAAGCCAACCTAGGGCGCTTCGCATAATCTATATTATGTTAAATTGGATATGGGTTGCGTCTGCCAGCTCCGTATCCTCGGCGCTTGCTTTCTCCACTTTCCTGATTGCCACCACCCTCAAGTACCTGGAAGTGAAGATCCGAATTCTAAGCACCTAAACATCCAAACCTAGGTATTTTGCCCCGGTTTAAATCTTGTCTTCCTCAG